CCGAGACGGACGCCGTTCCGGGTATCGACAAAATTCCGGTGTGGGTTAGCGTCAGGATGCCGACGGTGTTGTCGATGATCATCCAAACGCCGTCGGATGACTGACGGCCCATCCAGTAGTTGGGGTTGTTGGCGACATACACGCGACCGCTGATGGTCATGATATCGGCGCAGGTGAAGTAGCCGTTCACGGTAAGCGCGCCCGTGCAGGTATCCCCCGCTTTGTAAAGATAGCGCCCGTCAGCGGCGGGAGTGGTATAATAATTACCCTGGACCCAGGCCCGCGAGGCTATTGTTCCCTGGAACGAATTATCAATGAAGTAGTTCAGAGCCCCGTTGGGACCGTCCCAGCCAAAGCCGATGACGTTGGCGGACAGGCTACGGTAGATGATGCCGCTGGTAACGCTCGCGACACCACTCATGTAGACGGTCGGCGCGACCAGGGCCAGTTGAGTCATCCCCGCGTCGACCGCGAACTCCACGGTCGTCGCGGTGGCGTTGCCGATATAGCCGTGTCGCGTACCGTCGGGCGTGTGAAACCCGAGGTGGCCGCTGTTGGTGGCGCTACCCAGGTCCAGCCTGGAATAACCCACGCCCGTCCCGACCTGGAGCGCGCCGGTCATGGTGTCGCCGGTCTTCTTGACGTAATCGCCACCGGTTATCGCGACGAACTTCGCGTCCACGTATTGTTTCGTTGTCGCGTGCATGGGTTGAGTAGGATCACGCGCCAGCCACGCGTCACCGACGTGCAACGACATACCGCCATCATCGAAGTGCGCCCAGTCAGTGTTTGAACTGCTGACCATGTAGACCGAACCGCCGACGACATTCATCCGTCCGCCCGAGATCGCCAGCCCGTAGGCCCCGCCATACATATTGAGGCCATGGGTCACGTCGTTCGATGCACCCACGAAGTTATTCATGTAGATGCCGTTCTGGAACGTCGCCTGACCAGAAACGGCGAGCGTTGAACTGATACTGACTGACGATCCACCAAAATACAGCGGCTGATACGAAGCGTTTCCGGTGTTGTCTACTCCTTCAATATATGATCCGGCCCCGTCAATTCTGAAACGAACGCCCTTGGTGTTTCCATTGATGAGGAGCGCGATTGAAGACCCGTCAGGAACAGACATCCTCACGCCGCTCTGCGCGGTCATCGCGATTGTGTGCGCCAACCCGTCGATGCGGATGCCTAGCGCGGAGTTGCTCCATGGCGCGATGGTGATCGCGCCCGTGTCCGGTGCGTATCGACTGGCGACGATCAAAGCGTCGTTGGTCTGCACGATGGCGTTATACGCACCCGACCCCGCCCCAGGCAGCAACGAGACAGCGGTTCCGGCATAATTGACGTTGATCTGTGGCGTCACGTTCAACGTGCCGCTCAGATCGCCGCCCGTGAGTTTGAGATACCGCCCGTCCTGCTGCGCGGGCGTGTAGTAGTTCGCCTGGAGATACCCCAGGTTGACGATGCCATACGCCCCATTTGGAGCGTTGGCGACGTAGCCGTAGCCGTTGATCGTGGTGTCGCCGCCGGTCGCGGAACGCGTGATGTAGAACGGCTGGCCAAGGAAGGCGCCATCATTACGGTAAGCGAATATCGCGAATGCCGATCCGCCGGTCCCGGTGATCGGATCGCCACTCTGGTCATTGCTGCCGCCCAGCCGCATGATCCAACGCAACGAGCCGTTGTTGTATCCCATGGCATCGTTGACACCGCCACCGCCACCATTGTTGAGAACAAGGACCGACGACGCGCCAGACGCGCCGTCTATCTGGACGGTGTTCCTGGCGTAAACAGGCAGGTAAGATGTGACCCTGTCGCCGCCCTTGACGCGGAACAACAGGTTGCCACCGGTATAAAAGTCATGTGCGTCGGTGGTGTTCTGGGTTGTGTAGTTGAGCGTGTAGCTTGTGACGAGGAACCCATAACCCAGGCCGACCCTTGGGCCGTAGAGGGTGATGCCGCGCGACCGGTCGTTTGGATCAGCGCCAATGTAGCCGTTGTCAAGGTCGATGGCGCCGTGGACGGTAAGGTCCGTCGCGACATTGAGCGCATTGTAGAACGCCGCGTTCCCGTTAGTGTCGATACGAAACCGAACCGCCGGGACGCCCTCGTCGGTGACGACGTAATGACCCCCTGGCTCAAGCCCCGCCCCCCAGGTTCGCGTGCCGGTGACAGTGTAGAACGTGCGCGCCCAATTGTTATTTGGCACCGTGATGTAAAGCGGGTCCACGCCGTAGTTGATCGTGAGCCGTCCGGTCATCGTGTCGCCGCCGACGTTCACCCAGCGAGCGTCACCGGCTACTGGCGTGATGAAGTTGGCGTTGACCCAGCGCGTGTTCGCGACCGCGTCGTCGTTGCTCGCCGCCGCCGGGGTCACCGTCGTGGTGTTCACCGGGTAGACACCGCCGCCGTCGGTCCAGACCGTCTGGTTACCCCCCGCCTGCACCGTGATCGTGCCGCCGCTCGCCCCCGCGAGGGTTATCGGCTGGTTGGTGATGTTCATCGCCGCCCATATCTTCGTGGGGACCGTGGCGACGGGCATGGTCAGGGTCACCGGACCAGTCGGTGAGCCCCACATATACAGCCCGTGGGCGGTTATTTCGCCGACGCCCACCACGCGGCTGGTGTTGGCGTCCAGAAGGGCGGTCTGAAACTGCGTCGGATGGACGTGATCGCCTTGGGCATAATACCAGACATTTGATCCGGCGCTGCCCGCGCCGTCCATCGGCGGCGGGTTCGTGTAGACGACAGGGAGCGCGCCCTTCATGGCGAGCGCACCCTGATCGCCGCCGTCTATGAACAGGTGAGCCGTGTTGTCGGGAAACCATGTGATGCCGGTCGTGTGCCCGCCGTTCGGCAGGCCGTCGTAAGAAATCCCGGTGGGGTGGATGGACGCGGCGTCGGTCGTGCCAATAACGAAGTAGTGCCGGGCGTCACCCGCCGCCACATGGTTCATGCGGAAACTGGTGACCGACTGACCGTAACCCGCGTAATGAAAACTGATATGCTTCGTCAGGTCCCACGGCACGCTGGCGACCGCGCCACCGAAGTCGATGCCGAGGTTCTGTGGACTTAGACCGCCATGCGTGAAGAACCGGCCTGTCTTACGCTCCATGGCTATTGAGGAGCCGAGATAACCACCCGTGTCACCGTAACGGTGCAACACGAGATCGACGCCTCTGTCTGTGCCATCCTCATCTGGATAGTTTGAGACGCCCATGTGCCAACGCTGGATGCTACCAATCAGCCAGCTATAACCAGCCGCGCCCTGCGTGATGCCGCCCGCTACATCGACTTTGCGTGAATTCACATAGACAACGCCAGATGTGCCCACCGACGTACCGACGTTGATGCTCGTGTTGACGGTCAGATCACCGGTCATGGTGTCGCCAGTGATGTTCACCCAGCGCGTGTCACCCGCCGCCTGCGTGACACTGTTCTGGCTGACCCAGTATTGCGTGGCCAGAACGCCAACCTCGTTGCCGTCTACCCATCCATGGATGGCGTTGTCACCGCCCCATGAAAAGCCCATGACGTTCGTTCCGGCACCGCCCAGAGTGTAAACGACCCCTGGCCCACTCAAACTTAGAACGCCGTCGAACCGCAGGAACATCGTGCGTTTCCAGCCGCTCGGGCTGAGCACGTTATACCAAGAGAAACCAGCCGGAATCCAGTTGCAGCCGTTGACGAACGCGACATCGCCCGCGCCGTCGGTATTCCATGTCAGATAACCGCCGCCGACGGATGGCAGTGGCCCGGTGTTCTGCTGCGTGAACAGAAACTCGCCCCGGTTCCATATGCCGTTGTCAACGGTCAGATGGCCGGTGATCGTGTCGCCGGTCACGTTGACCCACCGGGCATCGCCCTGTGTGTTGGTTGAGTAGTTGTTCGTCAGGTATTGCAGCGGCACCGCTTCCATCGCGCTGCCGGGGTCCCGGCCAAGCGTGACGGACTGACTGTTCATGACCACGACCGGCGCGGCCAGACCGATCTGTGAGCCGCCCAGCCAGAGCGGCTGGTAGCTTGTTACTCCGGTATTATCGACCCCCTCGATCATGAAATAGTCAGGGCCGGAGTTCATCCGAACGCCTTTGGTGGAGCCCCGGAGCATCAACTGGGACTGACCGTCGGGGTGCGAAATGTTCAACGGGCCGGTCATGTTGTCGCCGGTCACGTTGACCCAGCGCGTGTCACCTCCGCTGATGCTGATCGTGTTGTTATCGACATACTGCTTCGTGGCGATCCCAAGAGGCGCGGTTGGATCGTGGCTGACAGTGAGTTCGTTGGCGGCGGTCATCGCGATGGTGCCAGCCGGTGCGTCGATGCGTATGCCCAACGGCACGTTGCCCCACGTCGTCAACGTAAGCGCGCCCGTATCCACCGCGCCTCGTGTGAAGATCAACGCCGTATCATTGGACTGGGTGATGCCGTTCCACGCGCCCGGTCCAGTGCCAGGGTAGATCGTGAATGATGATCCGGCCTGATTGACGTTGATCGAGGCGTTGACGTTCAACACGCCGCTCATCGTGTCGCCGGTCACGTTGACCCAACGCGTGTCGCCCTGCGTTTGTGTCAGATAGTTCGCCGTCAGATACTGCAACGGCACCGCGTGCAGCGGCGCGGTCGGATCGCGAAACAACGTGGCGTCGCCATTGGTCAGGCTCAAACCGCCGTTGACCTGTAGCAGCGCCGTCCCAATGGGAGCGGTCTGGCCGATCATGACGATGCCAGAGTGGTCGATCCGCAGCCGCTCCAGGTGCGCCGTGGTTCCGTTTGGCACAGTCCACAGCGAAGTCCGACGCCCGTTCGCGGTCGCCGTCCAGGCTTCCTCCGCGAACACCGAGACCCCGATCTGTTCGAGCGTCCAGGCGGTGCCGTTGTATCCCGCCGTGCGGAATGACATGAGCGCGTCGCCAGAGGCGATGGCGAGCGGTGCCCCCGCCGTCCCGTTGGCGCGGCGATGGATGACCTGGGTGCCGCCCGCGTAGGCTTCCAGCGTGATGTTGGCCGAGCCGCCCGCCGCCGGTCCGACAACCTGGAGGTCGGTGTTTGGCGAGGCGACAGCCGCCGTGGTCGCGCCCCGGCCCACCGTCGTCTTCGCGCCGACGATCAGCGCCCCGGTCATCGTGTCGCCAACGGTGGCCACGCTGCGCTGCCACGCGCCTGTTTGCAGCCGCCCGAACGTTCCGGCCCCGACAGGCTCGGCTATGAAACCATCATCGCCATCAACGCCGGGGACACCCTGAACGCCCTGTGGACCCTGCGCGCCGGTCGCGCCGACAGGACCCTGCGCCCCCGTGGCCCCGGTGGGGCCCACGGGCCCCGGCACCGTGCTATCGGCACCCGTGGCGCCCGTCGCGCCTATCGGCCCCTGGACGCCCTGTGGACCCTGCGCGCCGGTCGCGCCGTCCACACCCGCCGGTCCGGTGGCACCCGTGGAACCCGTCGCGCCCACGGGTCCCTGAGTGCCCGTGTCGCCTTTGACGCCCTGCGGTCCGGTCGGGCCTGGGATACCTTGTTCACCCTGCGGCCCTTGTATGGGCCCGGCGTTTATCCAGACACCCGTCTCGGTGTCCCAGATCCACATATCGCCGGTATCCTGGACGATATACGCGTCGCCGTCCGAATTGCCCGTGGGCGGAAGCGAGCCGACATCGGGCACCTGGCCCTTGACGTTGATGCCCGTACCGGCGGCGCCGGTCTCGCCCTGAATACCTTGTGGTCCCTGCGGCCCAACGGGACCCTCCGCGCCGGGCGTGCCTGGCACGCCCTGAGGCCCGGTCGCGCCGTCCACACCAGCCGTGCCGGGAACGCCCTGGATACCCTGGGGGCCGGTGGCGCCCGTGTTGCCCGTGTCGCCCTTGGCGCCCGCCGGACCGGCCGGACCTTGAACACCCTGCGAACCCGTGGCGCCATCCGCGCCATCGTCACCCGGAACACCTTGCGGCCCTTGCGGCCCGGCGGGGCCGGGAACTGTACTGGCGGGCCCCTGAGGCCCCGTCGGACCGGTAGGACCCACCGGCCCCTGAGGCCCCGTACCGCCCGACGGTCCCATGTCGCCCGTGCTGACGTCGATCTGGACCGGTTCGGGAGTGAAAATGTCGATATCCACCGACCAGACCGGCGGCGTCATGACAACGTCCACCAGGATCGGATCGGCGTCGTCGGTCTGGATATCCACCGACATATTCACAATCGGATAGACGTCCACCTGGGTGGGCGTCGGCTCCGTGGATACGTCGATGGACACGATGTCGTTCATGTTAATACCGTAGTGACGTCGGAGGTCGTGTTCACCTGTCCGGCGAGCACCGTGGCGACGTCGCCCCAGGCGTACGTCACCTGCAGATCCCACACCGACGAACTGGGCAGTTTCGCCGAGTCGTGCGCCGCCAGCACCATCACCACGGTGTTGGGCACGTTGATCGTGCAGGCCATGCCCGCGATGAACGATCCACCGCCCCTGTCACGTATTTGCGCCACCACTTTCGCGCCGTTCAGATCGGCGGGCACGGTACGCTCCGTGTCCAGCCACAGCTTGAACCGCCAGCGATACGTGTCGCCACGGTAGATCAGCAGGGGCATCTTCCCCGGTGTCATTTCCCCGCCTTCAGCGCGGCGACTTCCGCCGCCAGTTCCTTCATCCCGTTCACCAGGGCGACGATGATCGGCGTCATCGTGATGCCCAATATCGGATCGTCGGTGTCCAGTTTGTCGAAAGGACGCACCGCCAGCGGAATGACCTCGCGCAGGGCCTGCGCGGCGAAACCGATCTCGCGCGACCCGTCATGGTCGATACGGGTGAATTCGATGGGTTCCAGTTTCAGTATGTCCGCCAGACCGCAGGACGCCGGAACCATGTCGGTTTTAAGCCGTGTGTCGGAACCGACGAAGTAATCGACGATCCCGCCAAACCCGCCAATCAAATTGATGCAGTTCTTATCCGACGTGCGCATCTGGAAAAACGTGGTGAACGGCGCGGGCAACGGACCGATCCACGTCATGTCCCCGGTGGTGGTCGACCAGTGCCAGGCCCAGTTCGGGTCCATCTGCAGAACACGCCCGCTCACGTTCGCCGCCAGCGCCATGCTGCCGCCAGCGGCGGTCACCGCGCCGTTGGCGGCCACGTTGTTCCCGGAGTTGAGTTGTCCGGTGTTGATCCCAGCCGTGACGTTGAGGACACCGCCTCCGGTCAGGGACATGACGGGGACGCCACCATTGACCCATGTCCGCTCCCCGCCCGCTATCGCCCACTTGTTGGACCAACCCGGCGTGAACTCCTGGACGAGACTCACGCCGTCGTTATAAAATACCCACGAACCCAGACCCAGGGCCTTGCCGAAAACGCCGTTGGCGGCGATGAGTTGATCGGCGAACAGGTTACCGGCGCTGGAGATGGTGCCCGCGTACAACGTGCCCTTGACGCTGAGATTGCCGCCGCCATCCAGGCTCATCAGGCCGTCATTGGCGCCGATCCAGTGCCGCGCGCCGCCCGCGCTCACCCACACGTCGGACCAACCCGGACGATAGGTCTGGAAATGGTCGCCGTTGGCCGCGACCGTCATATACCACTCGTACTCATTAAATTTGTTGATGAGCAGAAAATCCTCGGCGTACAGATTCTTCGCGGTCAGCGACCCGTCGATGCCCATGTCGCCGCTGATATTTCCGCCGGTCCCGCTCATCTTGGTGTCGGCGTAAGCTTTGTTGACGGCCTGGGACGGCGTGGTGGGATTGTCCACCAGATGCAACGGTCCGGTCATGAAACCGCCGGACAGGGACAGGAACGGCGCGCCCGTGAACAGCACGTTACTCATGTCCACCTTGCGGCCCCACCACGAATTCCACTCGTTCGCCGAGGGTACGTACCCCGCCGTCCAGTTCGGTGTTTCCCCCGTGCTGCCGCTCATGGTCTGTCCCTAGCTCTGGATGGAGAGAAGTTGGCTGACCGCCTTGTTCATCATGCTGACGGCGCGCGAATCCTCGCTGAACGTATCCTCGCGCAGTTCCGCCCGCCCAACGAGATAATACACGAACGCGGAATAACAGCTGGTATCCAACGGAAACGAAGTGCTCATGTCGGTGGCGGCGGTATAGAACGCCAACGGTTTGCGCAGCCCCAGGGGCAGGAACAAATCAGGACGCTTGGTGCGTACCTCGGCCAGCATGGAATTGATCGCTTCGAACATCTCGTCGTCGGTGTATCTCAGCGCGCCGCCGGACGTGCCGATCTTGTCCTGCAACATCGTGCGGGCCTCACCGATGAGCGTGCCGAACGTCCGGCCCATTACCTGCGTTTCCTCTTACGAACGGGGATGACTTTCTTGACCTTGCCGCCGCGTGCCAGACCTAGTTCCGTACGGGGCGGGGGCGCTTCCGAAAGCTCTTTCATCTTACTCCGCGTCGTCCCCGCCGTACCCGATACCACCATACGATCCCTGGGGTCCGTCACGGGGCGCGTCAAAGCCATCTTCGTCTCCCAACTCAACCCCCGCGAGTTATGCACGCCTCGGTATTTCTTGGCTTCCTCGTCGACGTCGATCTCTTCGTCCGGCTCAAGCTGCTGCCCCTCGACGAGACCGCCATCCTGAAACCCCCTGCGTTTAACAGGCGCTTTGCGAACCGGCTTTTTCACCGGCCCTTCCTCTTGGCTTTGAGAACCTTCTTGACGGGAACAACCTTTTTCACCTTACCACCCTTGGCCATCTCCTTGCCGTCGGCGAGATCGCTCATGGACCATGAGTATCCGTCTCTGTTGTCCAGGTCTCGGAGAGGTTTGCCGGTGTACTGAGCGGTATCGCGCGTCAAAGCGGATGGATCTCTCACCATCTTGTCGTCACCACTAAGCCGCATCCTCGGAGGAGGCGGACCTCGTGAACTGATTATACCTCTCGGTGCCATCAACGCCCCCTCTTCTGAGGTAGCTTGCCCTTGTTGATCTGACCCATCGCCGCGTTACCCAACTTCTTGACCGCTGACTTGCGTATGACCCACTCGCCCTTTTGCGCGGGTATCAGCCCGTCGTCCTTGCCGATGGGTTTGCCCGCCACGCGTTTGATCTTGCCGCCGCGCGCGTTGCCGCCCGCCAGGTCGCCCGGCACGCCGGGCAGACCGCCCGGCACCCCACGCACGTAATCGTTGCTGGCCGAGGGCAATTTCGGACTGGACGTGTTCTGCGCTTTGTCGCCCGGCTTATCTTCCGGCTTTTTCTCCGGTTTGCTCGCGTCTTTGTAAGCCGAGCCGAGGTCCATGCCGGTTTTGAAACCACCGGAGATGCTACGCCCCAGGCTGTCCGTGCTCAGCACCTGCCCGCCGTAATCATACCCGCGCACGCGATTGAGGATCGGTTTCCTGGGCATCAGCGTTTCTTCTGAAACGGAAACGGTTTCTTCACCTTACCCCCCTTCTTAAACCCCATGGGCGGCACGGGCCCGCCGGGGTTGGTCGAGGCGCTGGGCGCGCCGGGACCGCCCGAGGCCAGCGTGGGAGGCCCGGCGGCCGCCGCTGGTGGCGGCGCCGGGGTCACGTTGGTGGGGAGCTTGGCGGCTTTCTTGCTACCCAACCCGAGCGAGGGCGGCACGGACCTGCCCTTAGCTTTACCGATGGATGGAGGTCTCATTTGCGTTTCCCGAACATCTGACGTTGACCCGCTTTGTCCTGAGCCTTGTCCTTGGGCGTGCGCTCGTACGCCTTCATGGAGACGCCCATTTTCTTCGCGCCCGCCTTGTCCTGTTTGAGGTCTTTTTTGGAACCTTCGAACAGCGGCTTTTTCACCGGGCCTCCCTTGGCGAAGCCGGGATAATCCGCCCGTTCCTGCGCGAATTTTCTGCCCGAGACCACGCTCCGGTCACCCACGGCCGTGTTCATCCGATTGGTATCTTCCAGAAAACTCTTCTGCCCCTCCGGACTCATCCGGTTGTAAAGCGCGGACGTTTCAGCACCACGCGCGGCTCTGAACCTTTCCCTGTCGCTATCGGTTTTGGCGGACCTGTCGAACGTCTCTCCTAGCTGATCGTCTTTGTCGATTTGAAATTTGTAACCACCAACCGAGCCGCCCTCGGCATAACCCTTGCGTTTGGGTACTGGTTTTTTCACCATGCGAACCTCCGTCACCGCTGGCCGAAGCCAGCGGTTACTACGGGAGTGAACTAACCCCGAACGGCGTAGAGTTCGGTGATGGCGATACCGTCCAGGACCTTGGACGAGTACACCTGCAGACCCCGCAAGAGGGTGGAGAACGACCGCTCGGAGCGCATCTGCTCCAGCTTGGTGATCTGGCTCGCGAAGGTGAGCCCATGCGGGTGACCGGCGAAGATACGGAACGCGGTGGCCGCGCCCTCGGTCGCCGTCGGCAGCAGGTTGGATGAGTACAGCGTGAACCGGTCGATCATGCCCAGGCGACCGTTGCGGGTCATGGACACGCCGTCGCCCGAGATGGACGCGTTGCGCAGATCCGACTTCTTGATCAGCGCCGCGATCCAGGGCGGGATCACCAGCCAACGTCCCGTTTCCGGGATGTTCTGCTCGTCCAGCACGGTGCCCAGGTCCACGATGCTGTCGATGATGTTGAGCGGCGTCACCGCGATGGGCGTGCCCGTGGCGCCGAGGTTGATGTTCAGCGAGATGCGTCCCGCCGTGGCGCCCTTGTTCGCCGCGACGATACCGGCGTCGATGGTGGTGAGCACGTCGGTGTCGATGACGATCTTCATCTGTTCGGCGGCGTCATCCGACCACAGGGAGAGCAGGTTGATGTCGGACTGCACCTCCATGATGTCGTCCAGGGCTTCGTTGAAGTACTTCGCCTTGTCGATGGTGAAGTCCACGATGTTGGACGACGGACGATCAATGAGCAGGTCCTGGTTGACCTGATAGTCCCTGATCGTGATGGTCGGTTTGGTGCGGATGTGAACCACGTCGCCCTGGTTCTTGATCTCGCCTTCGTAGTCCGTGTTGGCGATGGCGCTCAGCACGGTGGCCGAGTAGAACTTCTCGATCAGTTTACCCGACCAGATCTCCGGAATGAACGTGCCGTGGTACGCGGGGGTTTGATTTGCGCCAGCCCATGGGGTGGCCGCGATTGTGATGGCCATTGGAGGCCGCTCCTCTCACATATGGGGATGTCATGACTGACGGAAGCGTCCTTCGAGCGGAGCCAGGATGATATCGCGCTCCAGACGTTCAGCTTCCGCTTCACGCCCGGCCCAATAGCCACGCTGTTTCTGTCGATAGAACGCGTTGACGTCCGCCGTCGTCCAAATGCGTGCCTCGGGAGCGCCGGGCGCCGGGGATGAGACACTGCGGCCTCGTCCAGGCACCGCCAGATCGGCGAGGGGTAGCCGTTCCGCCGAATCGGTCTGGAACGTCTGTGTCCCTGGCTGCTGGCCAACCACGGTCTGCTCGTTCTTGTACGCACGGAAGAACGCGATGGTCCGCGCGGCATCGCCCGAATTGTAAGCGTTGTCAATAAGAGTTTTACGCGTTTGGCCGCTGAACATGTCCGGCTGGTTCAGCCACGCGATGAAATTCGGGTCCACGTTGATCTGTTCCCAGTCCGGCACGGCCTGGGACAACGCCACGTCCACGCGTTGCTGCGTCGTGTACGTCGCGAGTTGTTGATTATTTCCCTCCACCGCCAACAGACGCCGCTCGTAATCCTGCAGGATGGGTGCGTAACGCGCGTCGGCCCATCGCTGCGACGCCTCGATCAGGTCCTGGCCATAAGCTTCGACGTCTTCCGGGGGCACCTCCCGCGTGGGCGGCGGCATGGGACGTACACGGGGCACGTTCTCGAACGTCTCCTCCGCGCGCCGGGGCTGGTTCATTTGCGCCACCATGTTCCTCAGGGAGTTCAACTCCCCGCGTAGCTCGGGGACCTCGGTGTTATATTTGCCCTGCAGCGTGTTGTACCGTTGCTCCCAGTCGTTGACGGGTTGTTGCGGAGTCGGTTGCTGGGGCCGGTCACCCAGGTCCAGCTGTTGCTGGACCGGTTCCTGGTCGCCTTCGCCGTTCGCCACGGGCGTGTCACCCTCGGGCGCGTCGGGAACATTGGCCACGCCCGCCTCGCGCGCCAGTTCATCGGCGCGCGCCGACGCGCGGCGAACGGCTTCGGGCAGGTATGGTTGATGCGTGTCAGACATTGGTGGCTACCTTCTTGCCTGGAGCCGGAAGTTTGGCCTGGCTCATGTGCACGTCGGCGTAAGCGGCGTGCATGGCCTGCCAGACGTGATACATGCCCCTGGCGTACGCTGATTTGTCCACGCGCGTGGTCACGTCGGAATCCATCGCGGAGATGTACATATTCTGCGAGAACACGCCCAACGCGGCGATCAGGGTCTCGAAATGATTATTCCCACGCAGTTCCTTGATCGCCGCTATCGCGTCGTTGCCCAGATTCACGCTCACGTTTCACTCCATTTCCTCAATGCGTCCGCGATCAGGTCACGCTCTTCCACGGTGAGCCAGTGCCATGGTGTCACGATGCGGTCGATACCCTGCTCCCACACGCGCGCGTAAAGCAGGTCCTTGATCAGCTTGTCCCGCAGCGCGTCTTTAGAACTCATTTTTCATACTGTAATCGCCGCTCGGACCAGCCACGCCCTTCTTGCCCGGCCCAAGCCCGCCACGCGCGCGCCTGATCCCGCCGCCACCGCCACGGATCTGCGACAGCGGGTTGCCGGGGCCACGCTTGCCGTAATGGCCCATCGCGCGGTGCAACGGGTCACCCGGCGTCATGGTGTTCTTCAGCCCCGTGTGCGGCGTGCTCAATTGTTGGTGTTTGGCGTTTTTACCGCCACCGACATGCGTGGTTTCGGCGCCGCCACCACCCATGCCGAACAACATGCCGCCCACGCCAGAGCCAAATGACGGGAGTGCCATATCAACCCTCCTCTTTGAATAACTTCGCGCGCACGGCGGCGTCCTTGGATTCCAGCAGCTTGCGTAGCGCCACGGTGCGCTCCGGGTTGCGCGGCAGGTCCCTGACCATATCGTCGGCCAACGCGGAAAACCGCTGACTGATCGCCGCGAGATGCGACGGCAGATGCGCGTAGGTGAAAAACTGCAGAATCCGCTCCGTGACCTCGGGCATGTCAGGTCCCGCAGATGCCGTAGGTGCTGGCTGGCTTCTTCTCCGGGTTCCAGTCCGTGCGGCGGATCGACTTACCCTTGGGGTAGTGGCGAGATGATCCGGTGGGGCCCGAATTCTCGCCACCCGATCCGCCGCCGGATGCTTTCATGCTGGTACCGGAGCCCGACGACTCCGTCTTATCGCCTGAATTAACCATGTGGTGCTCCTGATCCTTGTGAGAACGCGTTGAACGACGGTGGCCGGGCGGGTCCCGGCTGGCGTGACTGGCCTCCCTGGGCCTGGCTCCCGGTTGACGGTCCCGCTGGCCCTTGCGGCCCAGGTGGGCCTTGTGGCGCCTTCTCCTCGCCGGGTTTCGGTTGCTGCTCCTGCCCCGGCGGACCCGGTGCCGGGGCGCCGACGGACTGGGCATGCGCCTGAACGGCCATTCCCGCCGCCTGGAGGCGCTTCTGGGCGTCCATCTGGGCTTGCAGGGTCTGGTCGTCGGGCACGATGTCGTCGGGCAGCCCCATGCCCTCGGAGATGGCGCGCAGCAGGCGCGCCCTGCCGATCTCGCCGATGATGGGACCGTCGATGGGGTTGGCGGTGATCTGCAGGAACTGTAGCTGACGCTGGCGCTCGGTTTCTTTTTGAGCGGAAACCTTACTCCCCAGGACCTGGACCTGCTCCTGACCCGTCAACAGGTCCGAGGTATCGGTCAGCATGATCATCTCATGCAGCGCCTCGATCAGCGGCTCCAGGACGTTGGTGTCCACGTTCGCCGCCACGGTCTGCAATACCTTGGCGGCGTTGTTCATGAGCATGGACAGGCCCGAGGCGGTACGTCCGGCGCCGCCTGACAGGCTTTCGCCCGTCAGATACCTGGGAATGGCCGATTGTTCGTCGGCCATCACGTTCATCGCGTTGATCACACCCAGTAACTCCTGGGTGTTCGACGTGGGTTGGAAGAACGTGACGGGTTCGCGCTGGTTACCGAGGGGATCGCCCTGCACGTGCCAGCGTTTCCAGGGATACAACTCGTCGCCGTTCTCGGTGGGCGAGACCATCTCGTCGTTGACGATGACCTGGGGGCCCGAGCTTATCGAGAGGTTGTTCACCAGCGCCCGGTACGCCGCGTTGGCGACCTCCTGGATATCCTCCAGGATATCCGGCAGGGCGTGCCCGGCGATGGTGCCGGGGACTTTCTCGAAACTGGTGAGATAAAACGGATGGCGTTGCCTTGGAGACGGGTTGATCTGCGTCTTGATGGTCCACCGGCCCACCACCCAACTCTGGATCATGTATTCACGGTCCGAATCGGGGATGAGTTTGGGACTCACGCCCTCGTCGAGCAGGGTCTGACCCTGCACGTTGCCGTGGAACTCGATGCCCTCGATGTACTGAGATCTATTAAGGCTAGGATCTTCCCGACCTTCGTTGATGGCCTGCTCCGGGTCCGGCGCGTCCAACCACTCGCGTAACCCATGCGCGTAATCGGTCAGCGCGTTCCTCACGGCGGGCTCGTCATAGCCGGGCACGCCCAGCACATCGTTCAGATCGGCGCGCGTGTATCTCACACGCTGGATGATGGCCGCGTCGGACAGCGCCGAGGCGCCGGGGGACCAGTAGATATCGAACGGATTGACCCGTTCCCAGAACATCACCGGCTTGTTCTGCAGGCTGGGTCGCTTATCCAGCCAGGTCAGCCGGGGCACCATGCGCACCACGGGACCTTTCATCACCGCGTAGGGGAACAAAGGCAGATCTTGCAGGAATTCCCCCATGGCCTCGTAAAAACCGCCCGCCTGGAGGATATCGTCCATCTTGTCGGTCGCCGCCTGGGCCTGGGTCATGGCGTTGCGGCGCGACGCCTGTTGCGCGGCGTGCAACAGGTTCACGTAGCGCATGTGAACCTGGTTCTCCTCGACCGGCTGACCCGCCATCTGGAGCGTCTGGAC